GACCTGGTGGAAGAGTTATTATTGGTCTTGACTCAGATGCTAAGATCAGAGAAGATAAAGGAATAGATAGACCCATCAATACTTTCCTAGATAGAAAGGCAATTCTTGATGCTATAAAATATATTGATGTGGTTCATGAATTTGATACTAACAAAGAACTAGAAAATCTGATAGAATTGTATTCACCAGACATATTACTCGATGGAGGAGATTGGCGTGACGGCGGAGTGGGCAGAGAGTATGCGAAGGAGACTAGGTTTTTCGATAGGATCGGAAACTACTCCTCAACAAGAATCATTCAAAGAATCAAAAGCATCGGATCCGATTAAGTTTGTTCCCAAAGGTTGGGGATATGAAAAATGGATTGCTAACTGTCCAGAATACTGCGGTAAGATACTTTTCTTTGCTAAAAATAAAAAGTGTTCATGGCATTATCATCAACTAAAGGATGAGGTTTTTTATGTACAGACGGGTGCATTGGAAGTTTATTATGGAACAAATGATAGCCTTGAAGTGGCAAACAAAATTATCCTAGTGGAAGGTGAAAAATTTCATGTTCCGCGAGGAATGAGGCATCAAATGTATGCACTTAAGGATACTCTCATGTTTGAGTTTTCCACACAACATTTTGATAGTGACAGTTTCAGAATTGAAAGAGGTGATTGATGAGGGATAAGAATAAAGCAACATTTAAACTAAAAGGTATTGGACCAATTTACTACCTCAATCTTGATGGGCAACCAGAGAGAAAGGAGTGGATGGAAGATCAGTTTAAATATTGGGAAATTGAGAACTATACAAGAGTATCTGCTTATGATGGTCGTGAAGATGATCTAAGTGATATTCTTAAAGGTCGTTATCCTGATATGATGTCATCTGGTGAGATTGGATGTACTACTTCTCACTTGAAAGCTATTAAGATGTTTTATGAAACAGGAGAACCATACGCAATTATCATGGAAGATGATTGTGATCTGGATCTTGTGAGATTCTGGAATTTTTCTTGGAAAGATTTCTATTGTAAACTTCCTTATGATTGGGATGTATGTCAGATTGCTATCATTTGTACTGGTGATATCACTGTGAAGGTTCACAAGAGATTCGTGAATGAGTTTTCTACTGCTTGCTACCTGATCACAAGGCATCATGCAAAGAAACTAATTGATCTTCATTGTAGAGGAGACAAATATAAACTGGATAATGGTGTGAAACCTAGACCAGTTGCAGATGATCTCATCTATAACTCTGGTAATACATATGCACTTCCACTTCTTCTTTATCGCACTGAATTGGGTTCAAGTATTCACCCTGAACATGTAGATGCTTTTCATGTTGGTAATTACAAAGCACAAATGAATTTTTGGCAACAAACAGGTGCCCAACTTTCAATTGATCATCTGATGGATTATGATCCCTATCATGGTAGAGTTTCTGAATCCTCAAATAAACAATAGAAGGGGGTTGGCAAAATCAGAATAATTACCTATAATAAATAAGTTCGTAATTGTGTATTACGAATTACAACAAAACACCTCCGCAAACTTGAGAAGTTTTGTTTAACAGGGATAAGTCGAATCCCTTTTCATCTGTGGGTAATCACTCCACAAGTAAAAACGAGGTATCAAAATGATCAAATCTGTATTCGCAGCAACTGCTGCTCTGTCCATGTCCGCTGGCGCTGCTTTTGCAGGTCCTTACGTTAATGTAGAGACCAACGCAGGTTACACCGGCTCTGATTACAATTCCGCTACCACTGATCTTCATGTAGGTTATGAAGGTTCTGCAGGCGAGAACGCAGGCTACTACGTTCAGGCTGGTCCTTCTATCGTCGCAGTTGACGGTGAAGACACCAACACAGAGTTCTCAGGTAAAGCTGGTCTTGGAATTGATGTAACTGATCGTGTTAACGTTTATGGTGAAGTATCCTTCATCACCGTTGATTCAGATGATAACAACTACGGTACGAAGCTGGGTATCAAGTACTCCTTCTGATGTAGGGATATGATGACAGGAGGGGGGTTATCCCCTCCCCCTTTTTTGATAAAAATATAAAGAAATAATAAATAAAAATAACATAACTTAGCAAAAACAACATGACTGTTACAACAGAAGACGGCGGACGTCAAAATATGTTCGCTCGTGAACCTCAGATGTATGTTGATCAAACTTACATCGATCGTTATGGTTACGAAACACACAATGAAAGAGCAGAAAAACTTAATGGTCGTGCGGCAATGATTGGTATTATTGCTGGTTTCATTTCATATGCTACAACTGGAAATTTCTTTTTTGGAGTTCTGTGATGCCAGAAATCATTTGGACACTGACAACAGTTTCCTTTTTTTGTTTGTTGGGTTATACTTTAGAGCAACTAGCTGATACTTACTAAGGATCACAAAAAGTATGGAGAATCCTCCATATATAAAATCAAACGTACTATCTGAGGAAAGAACAATGTTTAACGAAAGAAGCGAAAGAATCAACGGTTTGGCAGCCATGATCGGAATCATTGCAGCAATGGGTGCCTATGCTGTTAGTGGTCAGATTATCCCTGGCATTTGGTGATGAATGCACTGCTAATCATATCAGCTGCTTTGGTTGGAGGGTTTGTTATAGCAGCTCTCCTAACAGAAGATGTAGATGATGATGATGATTTGGGTGGTGGAATGTTAGTTCCAGTTTATCAAGGATCCTAAAAAGGATCCTTTTTTTATACATATAAAGAAACTAAATAATCATGAAACTTCTTCCATGGAAAATGTCTACTAAACAGGAAAAAACTCCTGGGTATCAGTGGCATGAAGATGGAGTTGCCATTTTAGTACGTCTTGTTATTCTTGGGTGGTCTGGTGCAATTCTTACACTAAATTACATCACTATACCTGGTTTGCCTCAACAGAAAATTGATCCCACTTTTATTGCTTCTGTATTCACTGGAACTCTTGCAACTTTTGGAGTAACTGCAACTAAGGGTGCTAACAAAGAGGAAAAAGATGCCGATAGAACCGATAAGACAGATAAGAAGCCCCAGAATTCAGGGAACGGTTATTGATCAAATACCTAGACCTGTAGTTTCTGCTTCAATGCCGGAACTTCCAACAGTTATTAGTTCGTTGGAAGTTCCTGTTATTGATATTCCTGATGCAAAAATTGATTATCCTCAAATAGATATACAAACTCAAGCAGAATTTGAAGAGGTTGTAGAGCCTCAATCACCAGTAGTTCCACAACAGCCTCAGAGAGAGGAGCAAAAACCTCCTGATAACACTAGAGAACTACCTGTAACCCCATCTATTCCTCAAGCACCTCCCATAACAACAACAGTTCCAGAAGTACCCTCTGTAAACGTTGGAGGGTTAGATATACCCTTACCTGAACCAGCTCCTCTTGTTGCTGCTGGATCAATGGCAGTGGTAACTACGGTTGTTACTCTTGGTGCTACAATTGCTGTTGGTCAGGCAAAACAAGCATTGGAACCTTTGATTAAGAGTGCACTTAAACCAAAGAAGAAAAAGATTAAAGTAAAACAAGTTAAGCCTGTTCTACACTTTGTACCTAATGATGATGGTACTACTGAGATCATTCAATATTCAGCAAAGGGTATGAAAGTATTAGAAGGTGGCATTGAAAAGTTAGAGCAATATCTCAGAGATCAAGTTGAGATAGATGCTCTATGGGAATATGATAATAAAATTATAATTGATGAAGCTCTCTCAAAGTCCTTAACCAAAGAAGGTCAGAAGAGATTCAAAAAATATTTTGTTGCACCAAAAGTTATCGCAAAGAAACTTGGATCAAGTTTTGCTTTTTAATTTATCTCCAACGTACCAAAAGTTTTTCTAATTTCTCTCAACTCTTCAAAGTTTTTTTTCTTGGTTCCGCCATCATAAGGAAATGCGTATCCCGCTTTAATCATTTGTTCGTTGAGAGACACGTCTGAGTCCCCGATGTATAACCAGCCAAGAAGACGACCATACTTACCGACCCCACCAACAAGTTCAGTCCTGATAACAAGATCA